AATTCTTTAGGCAATTTATCCATAAGCTTGTTTAAATCTTCTTGTTCTGGTAAATTATCAAGAAAACCTTTTATTTTATTTAAAATTGTTCCAACTGAATTACCTACTTCTTTAGCAGTTTTCCACATTAAATCATATGCAAGTTGAGCATTTTCAACTTTTTCTAATAATTCTTTATGAATACCTGCACTAAAAAGTTTCTCAAATTCATCATTATCTTCCATATCATTATATTCTTCTACTGTATAATAAAATAATCCAGCATAAAAATTCATTTCCATATCAACAGGATTAAAAGCATAATCATCTAATAATCCTCCATTATTATAAATTTTTATAACTTCAGAAATTAAATTAGTAACTTGTCCTGCAGTAAGATAATTTCTTTTTAATTCAACTGAAACTCCATTTCTTTCAATTTTTTCCATAATTAAATTTCCTCCTTGTTTTCTAAATACAAAGCTCTTGCTATTAATATAGCCTCAGCCTTATCATCATCACTTTTATTCTTTTTTGTATCTCTTGGATAATAATTAAAATCCAAATTATATATTTCGTTTACCTTATTTACGGCAGTTTGTTTTTGCACTTCTCTTTTCATCCCTTGTCTAGTTCCGTCATAAGTTCCTACAACTGAACGCCAACCCGATGGTGCATAAACTACACAAGGTAGGTGTTGTTCAAAACATACCCCTAATATTACTCCGTGTAGTATTGATAAGTCCTTACCCGTTTTTAAATTTGAATGATTATTGACAGGTACGTCCTCAACAACAACTACCTTGATGTTATCATTATTTGTAATTATTTCTTTTAATTTAGAATAGATTTCTTTCATTCTGTCCCTAACATCAACAGAGCTAGTTTCTATTAAGCCATAATCAACTAAATTACCAGTTTCTGAATTTAAAATACTATAACCGGTTTTTTTAGTTGCGGCATCAATTCCTAAAATCTCCATCTCATTTTTTTCCTTTCAACATATCTTTCACCATCTTATTATATCTCGCATCTTTTTCTATATTCTCTTTAACAAATTCCCATATTTTTTCTTTACACAAATTTAAAGATACAGGTATTATTACAAATCCTATAATCATTAATACAAAAATAATTCCGATGATTTCCAATATTCATCTACTCCTTAGTGTCCTTTATTTTATCTACAACTTCTTCCCATCTTTTATGAATGTAAGAGTTTTGATGAAGGACGTTTGTATATCTATCCATAGCTTCATATGCACGTTCTTCAAATATTGCATCTATATGATTATTTTGCTCTAAAGCCGATATATAACTTGTTATCACATCTTTGCATTGATTAACATCTAATATTCTTATATTATCCTTTAGACTATCTATTTTTTCATTAATTGCAGTATCACTTGATTTCATTTCATCCATTATTCTTTTTTCCATTTTAGTTATTTCATCAAGAACAGGATTTATCTCTTTTTTATTAAGCCATTTCCAAAACTTAATTATAACCCCTACAATAATGCCTATAGAACTAATAGCACCAGCAAGTATCGCAAAGATGCTAAATATTTGTCCAATTGTCATTTGTTCCATATCTTTAGCCCCTTTTTCTTGATTTTTATAAAAATAAAAAGAAAAGGACAAGTCTTATAAAGTAACCTTGTCCCCTTTCTTATAATTATTTATTTCTTTAATTGTAACATTTTGACCATTTCTATTAATAATATAATAGGTTGGTCTAGCTAATATTATTTCATATTCAGTAGTGTCCTTTTTTTCAACCTTTGGTTCTTCTACTTCAATAGCAGAAACTGTTACGGTCTCAATTATAGGTTCTTCTACTACCTCAATTTCAACAACTTCTTTTGTTTCAATTGTTTTTTCTTTAACATTAGCCTTTTTAGTATTTTTTTTATTAGCCATTTGTAGTTCCTCCCTTTTTAACTGAGTACAAGCCTGCCAATCATCAGTATTTACTAACTTACGTTGAGTAGGACAATACCTTTGTTTAGTACAATATTTATCAGTTAAGGAGCAGATTAAACTCTGCTCTAATCCTGATTTCTTAAATATACTATAAGGACATTCTTCTTTTGCCATACTATGCAGCAGTTACAGTTACTACAACATTAGCATCAATTTCTTCTTTATTAGTAATTGTTGCTTTAATAGTAGCATTACCAGCAGCAACACCAGTTACTGTACCACTATTATCTACAGTTGCTTCAGATACAGTATCTGAAGCAAAAGTTATTTCAGATGGTGATACTAAGAATGCAGCCGTTCCATCGTTAGGAATAGCAAAAATCTTTAAAGCCTTTGTTGCTCCTGTAGTTAGTGAGAAGTCTCCTCCTTCAATTGCTAATGCTGTAACATTATCATACCAGTTTCTATCAAATAAGATTTCTCTAATTTCAGCATATACTGGTCTATTTGCAGTACATCCACCATTTGATTTTGGTGTATAAGATAATGCTCTAACTGATAATGGAGTTTGTGCAACTGAATCTGGAGTCATTGACAATGTAAATGCTCCTGTCATTGATGCTTTTGGAACTTCGACTTGTAATGTACCAATTCTATTTGTTGTAGAATCTGAACTACATAATTGAGCCTCCATAACTAATCTAATTGTACTTGGTAACATATCTGCATATAAAGTAACTTTTCTTGCAGCAGCGTCAGTTGTATAATATCTTACACATACATCTCCGTTATATGTATTATCACTCATTGTAAATGAACTTCCTGAGAATGTAACCCTTTCAACATTATCATTTTTATCATTTACCCAACCATATAAAGTTGTATTAGACACAGGTAATGGTGTTCCACTTACAGTTCCTGCACCATTAGTAACAGTTACAGTTTCTGTTTTCCAAATTTCAGCTCCAGTTGTGATAGCAGAACCTACGCTTAATGCTAAATATGGTAATGAGAATTGAGCTTCATTAATAGTAATGTTCATTTCGGCAGTGTGATAATAAATATATTGTAATTGGTTACCTTGACCCGCACGAACGTCGGTATTTGATAAAGTTGTTTCAATAGAACTGTCCATTAATGTAGTACCAACGAATAGTAAGTTATCGTCAGAATCGTAACCATATACATTAGCTGTACTTACTAAAAACTTTTTCATATTTTATCCTCCTTCGTTTTTTTATTTATTTATATCATCTATTTTATGGTGCATTTCTTCAGCATCAACTTTAACATCTTCATAATTATCTGATTTTGTTAAATCAGCCATCCAATGTTTAATATGGTCTTCATCTTTAAATTTAACCATACCAGACATCTCAGCACCTAAATAAATTTCATAATGCAATTTATGGTCAACACGCTCTAATATTTTGCTAAATTTTCTGATTGTTAAATCATAAATATCTTGCATCTTTAAAGGTGTTGATATTAAGACGCATATCATTTGGTCTTCTAAAGAACACATTTTATATGCGTTTTGTTTCATCTTATAGACCTTTGCTTTATCCATTGCGTCTCTTACTTCTTTTTGAATAGTTTCGTCTATATGTTCTATACTATTTTGCATAAAAATAATATCGGTCATTTTATCACAATCATCAGAATTGTAAATGACCCCATTTATTTTAAAGATAGCTTTACCGTTTGAATTTGTTCCAAACCAAAAAGAGCTATCATCATCTATATGTAAAACCATCTTCAACAGCTCCTTGAACATATACAAATATGGTAACTCAGTCGTACTTGCCATATAATACAAAAATTGTAAATATGTCATTGATATAACTTCTGGGTTAGGAATACTGTTTTTATCCAATAATAAACAACTTATATAAAAATGAAAATCTAAATATTTATCCATAGTAGCAGGATAAATAAGTAAATCTTTATAAGGTATTGGTTTATCATAGAATAAATAAAAATCATATTCTTTTATGTTATTCATTAAGCCAAATTAACCCCCATTGTGATTACTTTACCTTTATATGGCTTTTCACCAGTAGTTATAATACGACTATAAGTAGTAACGCTAGCGTCGAAGTATAAGACCCCTACTCCATTAACGTCACAGCCATTTAATACTTCTAATAGTTTTTGAATTATAGTATCTAATCTAGTGGTATAATTTGATAAATGATTTATTTGAGAGTGTATAAACACTTCTATATTAACACAAACAATTCCATATGTTCTTGTAGT